CTTTGACGGGATCCTTCGTCCAGATTGTGAAGTATTCGCGGCCCTCTTCGCCGTTTCGCTTTTGGAACGTTGAGATCGCCACGAAGCCGTATCCGGGGATAATCCGGTCGACTCTTGCCTTCTTGATGTTAACTCTTGCCATTCTCTTCTCCTTCTATCTTTAGGTGTTTCGGGTTGACACAGTCCGAGTGTTGACACTTCCGACGTCCGGGGAGTATTTCGTTCCCCTTCTGATCAATCGGCGTGACGAGATCCGAAGCGAACTCTCCCGACCAGGGGACGCACTTTCCGAATAAGGACTGTACCGTTCGGACCGGGACGGCCCGACAAGACGAACACAGAGTCTGATCGCGTCGAACGTTTTTCGATTCCCATTCGTATCCACAACGATCACACCTCGCCTTCTTCATAATCGCCCATTCTATACCTTTTCTGAGCTTCTTCAAGGTTCCGCGCTTCCCAATACTCCCGAGCCTTTTGTCGGTGTCGGATCGCGATCCCGACCTGGCGAGGGTGTTCCGGACTCTCTTCTCGAAGTCTTTGGAGATCAATCCCCCGAAGCTTTGCGTCGTTCACTTCTGCCAAGGTCTCAACGCCCCCAAGATCTTGACAGCCCGATCGCCCTCCCCGAGCGACACGAGACGACCCACAAGCGCTCGAGCGGCCTCCGAAGATAACCGACACTCCTCGCAATACTTCCCCGGATCGATTTCGTCGTTGAGATCGTCCGGTATAAGACTGTCGCACAGGTAACACAACGAAGCCAACCCGACCAACGCCAACCCGTAAGCCGTCTCGTCCGCGTCCTCCAACGATCTCACCTTCTCCGGGATCTTCATTCGATCTCCCCAATCTCTTCCGTTTGTCGCCTCTGCGCGCTTCCCGACCATTCTTCCGAATAGATCAAGAACACAAGATCTTGGATCACCTGGACGACGTATCCGTCTCCCTGGGAGTGCGGCGTCTTGATTATGTCGAACGCTTTAGCGACGTACTCGACTTCTTCCGAAGAGACCTTCATCATCGCGAAGTCCATATACTCCGGGAACCGTAACATCTTCTTCATATACGTTTGATAGGAGTCCTTCTTCGTCGGAACGTACTCCCGGATCCACTCGTCTTGTCCTAGGTACTCACTCATTTCTCTCTCCCTCTAGTTGTTCGATCAAGTCGGCGACCTGATCCTCGAAGCGCGCCCGATCGGTCGACGCCAAGCTCCCAAGGATCGCGTCCCGCCAATCCTCGACAATACCCACAAGCTCCTCGACAACGATCTCCGTTACCGACTCCGCCGTCTTGATAACGATCGTTCGGACGAGCTCCTCGTCGAGCTTCCCCGTCGTCTCCGCCGGAGTCCCCGTCTCCACTCTCGGAATAATACGACCGCGTCGTCCTCCGACCAAGTTCGCGAGATCCTGATCCTGTGTCAACTTGTCCCCCATATCGGTTGTGGTTGAGATCTTCCGACGGATCGGAACGACTTCTCGATCTCTTGCTCTAACGGTTGGCCCGAAAGTTGCGTTCGAGCGTTGTTCGCGACGAAGTCCGTCTTCCAGGGACGAGCCGCGTAGACCTCCGCGTAGACCGCGACCATCTCGGCCAAGTTATCCGGAGCCCGAACGAAGTCTCCCTCGAACGCGTTGTCCTTCCGTTGACGTTCGATCGCCTTGTCCTCTTTGAGCCGCTTCCCAACGGCGAGAAGCCTGTGCGGAGTCAAGTATTGGTCCGACTCAGCGAACGCGATCGGGACCGCCTTCTCCAACGTCTCAAAGTCCGCGTGGCCGACTGTCCTGTGCCACATCTCAACGTTTCCCTCGTCCACAACCCGATTGTCCAAGAAGCTAACCTCGACCAATAGCTTGTGAGTCTCTTCTCTCTTCATCTCTCCTCCTTGTGTTCTCGAAGTCTAGGAGGTTCCGTTGCGCGTTGGTTAGCTTGGCCCCGGCGGGTCGTTTATCGGGATACGCTTCGTCCGACCAGCCCTCCCGGTTCAACCAAGTGGACGGGTGAGGGACGAACTGAGTCTCGGGAAGATTAGGATCCGCCGCCAACCGATCGACTCCCGCGAGGATCTCCGACAGATATTCCGGAGCTAACTTCTCGAAAGCTCTCCTCGCGGCCGCCTTCCCGACCCGTCGAGGATAGGTCTCCCAAAACTTCCCGAAAGCGTCGTCGATCGCGTCGAGCTCTAACTCTTTAGTCTTCTTTAGATTGGTCTTCTTGAAACTAGTCTTCTTAAGCGTCGGGTTTTCCGGCGTCGGTTTTACCGGCGTCGGGTTTTCCGGTATCGGTGAATCCGACAACGGTTCGGACGTGTACCAATACGTCTGTGCGAACTCCCCTCCCGTCGCCCTCACTTGCTCCCGGACAAGATAGCCGCGACCCTCGAGCTCGGCAACCGCTCCCCGGATTGCGTCCTTCCCGGACTGATTGTCGCGCGCCAAAGATCCGACCGTGACGCTCCAACCCTCCGCGTGGGAGAGAAGGAGAGCGAGGAGCCCTCGAGCCTTCAACGAAAGCTCCGGATCTCTCACCCACTCGTTCGGTATCTTTGTGAATCTGTGCTCGTGACTGAGCTTCCGCCGGACTATCGGCACTCTCTCCTCCTAGAAGTATTGCTCGGATCTCCGTCTCTCCGAGTCTGGTCTCGAAACTATAACGCGCCCGAAGTCGTTGTCCAAGAGGACGAGTGACTCGCCGTCTCCTAGCGCCACAGGGACGTCCTCCGGCTCTTGTCCGGTCCTAAGCTTCCACCCGTACTCTCTTGCTTTCGCGGCCCACGTCGCGTCGCTCTCGAGCGCGTTGTTCAACCAAGAACACAGGACGATAACGTTCGCCGGACGATCCAAGAGTTTCGATCCTCCCATTCCCCGGTTCTTCCGATGGTGAGGGGAGACGGCCTCGAGTTCTCCGCAATGGACACAACCGTTGTCTCGATCGAGGAACTTCCGGAACGTCTTAGCGTTCATTAGGCCACAAGACCAATTCCCGGAGAGTCAATTCTGTGCGAGCGTTCTCCTTGTCCGAGAAGATTTTCCGAGCGTTGATCTCCACAACTTGAGAATCGTCCGCGAACGCCTCCCCGTTCAACGCGTCGAGGACCAGCTTCACAAGATTGTCGAGATCTTTCCGCCTCCGCGTCGCCATAAAGAACGACACATCGACCAAGACGTCGAACTCGAACGGCGACTCCCCGGTCTGCCGCCAAGCGTCGCGGATCGTCTTCTCCGCGACCGTCGTCTCCTTCGGCGTATAGGCTCGACCGTTCGCGAACCTAGGACGACCCTTCGTTCGGGGATCCCCTCGAACCACTAAGCGCGCGGTCTTATCTGGCTGTGCCCCTTGAACTGAGCTCATCTTCCATCTCTCTCTCAATCACCATTTCTTCGTATTCCAAAGACAACCGGAGGTACTCCACGACGAGATCGATCGTCCGACCGACCGGCTCTTGATCGAAAGCTTTCCGATCTTTCCGGTTCAACGTTGACCGAAGCAACCTCGCCACAGCGACAATTTGAGCGGTCCCCTCCGGCTTCTCCACAATCGGGAGAAGATCCCTCGTCGAGAACGAGTGATACGGCGGGAAGTCAAGGGGAGAGAAGCTCACGCTCCCCATTCTAACCTCACAAGCGGCCCAAGAGATCGGCCAACCTCTAGCCGATCCCTCAGCGCCTTGATATGACCGACAGCGGCGCGAAGCTTTTGCTCGCATAGCTCGTACTCTAAGGACAAGTCGGCGGTCTCGAGCTCCGCCGAGTAGCGTCGTATATCCATCGCGCCCTCCGCGTTGAGGAAGGCCCGAGCGTGTTCCTTCTTGAACTTGGCGCGCGCTCGGACCGTCTCCTCGTCTAACCTCGCGATCTCTTGCGTCGTCTCGTCAATGTCCTTAGAGATCGCCGCCAAAGTCTCGATGACGTCGTGAGGCGTTAGGTTAGCCACGTTTCACTCTCGAGAAGATCTTCCGACCCTCGGACCAATACCACGCGATCACTTCGCCCGCTTGGGAGTCGAGATCCTTCTCGTATCGGTGTCGGAGATCGACCGGAGCTTCCGTTCCCGGAGCTCGTCGCGAAGCCTCCTCCAATAAGTGGAGTAACGCTTCGTCGCGTTTCAACAACTTAACCATCTTGTAACTCCTTCTTCCGGTCTTGAACTTGCCGTATAACTTGGTCGGAGAATCCTCCCTCGACTGAAGTCTTCCACAACTCCTTCAACTTTTCAACGGACGACTCGGTCCGAATTGACTCGACGAACCCGTCGGGAACCGCGACCGCCGGAGCCTGGACCGGGCCGCGCTGGACCTTCTCCATCTCCTCCCGAGACGCTCGACCCTTTTTCGAGGACGAATACCCAGCGTTCGCAAGTGCCCTACCGATCGCGGACGTTTCACAGTTCTCGAGACTCGACGTGACGTTCGCCCCGGAAGTCCCCTCGATCTCGAACGCGAGGCCCGTAGCTCTCGGACAAGCCATATGTTGATCTTCGTGGTCGGTGAAGACCTGAGCTCGGACCACAAAGTATCCCCGCGCTCGATCGGCCTCCGACGACAACTCGTAAGAGACGATCCGGCCGTCCGGGTGATCCTTGTAGAACCGTTGAATACGCTCGTCTACCGTTTCGTAATCGTCCAGGTTGTATCTCATTTGTTCTCTCCTTTGTTTGCGTTGTCGTTCGGCTTCTTTTCGTCGAGGAGCCGTTCGGCGACCCCGATCAACTTCTCGATCTCTTTTTCGGCCCGCTCTAAGCGGATTGTGCGCGGCTCGAACCAAGCCGGAACGAACCTTCCCGCGACTTCCGCTCTCTCGACCCAAGCGAAGAGACAAGACTCCGCGCCCGTCACAAATAGTTGCCATTGGACTTGACGCCGATACTTGATTGGGATCGACCCTTCTCCCCAATCTTGGCCGGTCGTCTTGACCTCCGAGATCTCCTTGTGGTCTAACGAGAGACCGTCCGGCGTGGCGAGATACCTCGGATCCTTCTCCGACGCGATTAGCCACTCGTTCGGGAAGATCCCGAACTCCCTCTTCACCCACAACGAGATCCACCCCTCGCTATCGCGGCCGAACTTCATATA